AAACTATTTTTTAGGTAATGTAAAGCCTTTATACCAAGCAGGTAATCCTATAAAAGGTCTTTTATCAAATGCATTTTCTTTGGCATTTTTTGATCCTGCTTTATTGTAATGTAAAAATACTTGTCCACAATCTTTACCTGTAAATTCTTCTCGCCAATGTTCTAAATCACATCCAGAATATATTAACATATCTCCTGGTTCTAAATCTACTTTGATACCTGCTTGACCTTTTTTACCTGTTGGGTCTAAATATATTGGCCAATCATCACCACCTAAATTTAATGTGGTTGATATCTCACAAGAATATCTGTCTTTGTGTCTGGCTAACACATCACCATTTTTATATATTCTTGCATAAGAGTAAGTTTCAGATAATTTTAATCCTGTATGTTTTTCCATAACAGGTTTTACTTTTTGTAATAGAGTTTCCATTACAAGATCAGCATAATGTGAATAAGTATTAGGAACTTGTGCATCATTCCACCTACCAAAATATTCTGTGAAAGGAGAAATAAATTTAGTATCTATTAAAAATTGTGCTACCTTTCTTTTATTTAAAAAATATTCATAACAAAACTGTGCTATTTCTTTACTTATAATTCCTTTTAAAACCGTATATTTGTTTTTTTTAAACGACATTTAATACTCCTTTTGGTATAGCTTGACAGTTCCAATGTATGAATCTAAAGGGTTCATATCCCATGTCTACCACATATTGATGTGGCATGTAAGATGGAAAGAATATCATTCTTCCTGGTTTAACTTGATAGTTAATTTGAGATGACGCATAGGTTACTTTTGATTTATCTGTTTCTGGTAAAAGATTCATTACATTACCTGGTCTTGGATCCTCAAATAAAGGTAATGATGTTTTTTCACTTGCTTTTAAAAAGTAAAAACCAGATATGTGACCATTCCAATGTGTGTGTAAAGTGTGATGTCCACCACCTTTTTTAGCAAACTCTTGCACCCACATTTCTGTAGTAAATAGTTGGTATTGACTTAAATCAAAACCCATTTCACCCAATAAATTATGTGCCGTTGCACCAACATAATCTGTAAGTCCTTTAAAGTTAGGGTCTCCTATTAAAGTAGTTGAATGAAATACATTTCCCATGTCTCCTTTATCACCAAATTTTGTATTACGTTCATCTATAGATTTTTTTAAATTCTTTTTAGATTCTTCAATATATTTGTCTGATGCCTTATTTAAATCTTTTACAAACCCCGGTTCATCTGCAAACCATATAGGGCACTTAAAAAAATCTTCTCTACTTAATTGTGTTGGAAAACTTATTTTAGTTTTTTGTTTTCTTTGTTTTTGTTTTAATTTTTTATTTTTCATTTAAACGGCCATCCTAAGTTCCATATTACCAAACTATGTCTTGTTCCTTTTTTAACTGGGCATACTCTATGCCATACAAAACCAGGAAATATAACTAAAGATCCTTTAGGTAATATTTCTGTACACTTTCTAATATTAGGTTTTTTATCTGGGTCCAAGTTTCTAAAATCAAATTCTAATTCACCACCTGTATATTCTTTAGGATCAGATAAAGTTACTGTTACAGATAGTTTTCTTATCTTACCATGCGATGGAGTATTAGGTGCATGATAGGGTTGATCCCAACCATCACAATGCCAATCATAGTATTGACCTTTATTATATTTAGTAAACTGACATGATTCAGAATAATCCCAATGAAAATTCCAACCTGCACTAGCATTTGCTTGATGAACGTAAGGTTGAATTTCTTTATATATCCAAAGATCATTCATCCAAACTACATTTGAATCTCTTTTCTTTTTTAAATCTTTAATTTGTTTTTGATTTAATTTTTTTGCATCTCCAAAACCTCCTGTAACTGCCATTTGATCTTGCAATTGTTTTCCATAACGAACAATGTCATCACAGATACGTTCTGGAATTGCTGATTGAAAATACCAATAATAGTTTGTAAGGTTCATATGTCTTTATGAACCTAATATAACATTTGTTATGAGACTGTCAACGTTCCAGATACAGTAAAAGTAGCCAACTTGTCGCCACCTGGATGTGTTGATGTTGAATTTGTTCCTGGAGAAACTCCAAAAGTAATTGAGCTTGGTCCTCTAACTATAACTATACCTGAACCTCCAGCTCCTCCAGCACTTCCTGAAGCACATGTTCCTGGGGCTGATCTACCACCACCTCCACCACCAGTATTGACAGTTCCTGCAGCTGCACTTGTTCCACCTGCACCACCGCCGCCAGCGCCAGCTGATCCTCCAGGACCATTAGCTGATGCTCCACCACCTCCACCACCAGCGTATGTTGTACAACTGTTATTAATATTATTAGGTGCTCCTGCACCTCCAGCTCCACCAGCACTCGAAGTACCTGTTGCTCCAGCAGCAGTTGCGCCACCACCTCCACCACCACCATAAGCTGGTGCTCCTGAACTTCCACCAGATCCAGGTTGTTTACCAATACCTCCGGGATTACCTTCGGGAATAGTAAAACTTCCTGCGTTTCCTGCTCCACCACAACCACAAACAAATCCACCACCTCCCGATCCACCTGGTTGACCTTGTCCACCAGCTCCACCACCTGATGCTGTTATTGCATCCGATAGATCTGTTCCTGGAGCATTAATACTTGAATTTGTTCCAGTTGATCCTGGAGTAGGTGTTCCAAAATTTGTATGTCCTGGTCCTCCACCACCAATTACTATTGCAAAAGGTCCTGGTGCTAACTTTAAAGATGCACTTTGTAATGGAGAAGGTCCATAACTAGAAGCTCTATAGCCTCCAGCTCCACCTCCACCTGATCTGTTACATCCAGCTCCACCACCACCTGCTACTACTAAATAATCTATTGTGTTTAAAAACTGTGGCCATGTTCCTGCAGTTTTTGCACTAAATTGACTTTGCATTGACCACATACCACTTGCTTGATTTAATTCTTTTGTTACGACAGCCCCACTTCCACCTGAACCACCTGCTTGACCTGGTGTTCCTGGTGTAGAGTTAGCTCCGCCACCTCCTCCACCTGTTCCTGCAGTTCCTGATACTCCTTTAGGTACAGAAGGACTTGGTCCAGTTGATTTTGATCCTGGTCCACCACCACCTGATCCACCACAACCTCCATCTGCTCCTGTTCCTTCAGCTCCACCTCCGCCTCCTGCATATGTTGTGCATTCAAAAGATGATCCTGCTCCACCATTACCACCAGCGCTTGAAGTTGAATTTGAGCCTACTGCTCCAGCTCCACCTCCGCCACCACCAGTATAAGAAGGGTGTCCATTTCCACCATTATTTCCAAGAGGTCCACCGGTTCCACCACATCCTGCTCCTCCTGGTCCTGATCCTCCTCCACCACCAGAAGCTCCTGGATTAGCAGCAAGTGAACCTTGACCACCACCAGCACCACCACCCGGGCTTGTTAAACAAAATCCAACAGTGCTATTTCCATCAGTTCCTTTACCATCACTATTTGCTCCGGCACCACCAGCACCAATAGTTACTGGATAAGCTGTGTTTCCACATACAGAAATACAAGTAGAAGTTTGAAAAGCACCAGCTCCACCACCGCCACCACCTCGTGTGCCTCCAGCTCCGCCACCTGCTCCGCTACCAATAACTGCAACGTTTAGTATGCTTGTACCTGGTTGTGTTGTAAAACATCCACTAGATGATGTGTTAGTAATTTTATTTTTTCCAAAAGAAGTTTTATTAACTTTGCCTAAAATACCACCATTTAAATTTGCGCTGCCTCTTGGCATATTAGTGTCCTCCTATGCGGACACCCAAGCTGTGCCATTCCAATCGTAAACTGTTTTGGTTTCCGCGTCGTCGTTTGATTTTGTTGCTTCCCAACCCTTAGTGTTGTCAGCGTGGTATTTTGTTTCGTTCCAAGTTATTGTATATCTCCAACTAGGTGGATCTTCACCATCATCTATAATTGATGGATATGTAACTGGTGCTTTCCAATCATCATTACCATCTAATGACCAAGATGCATAAGGTTGTTGGCTTATAAATTTGTCTTTTGCAGAATCGTATCTCATTCCAATTCCTGCATATTGTTTTCTAAAATTATGATTATAAGAAGTTTGCTTCCAGCTTCCACCTTTAAAAAAATTTGAACACCATGTTTCTCCATCAACATGCATGTCATTATCTCCAATAGTTCCGCCGCCTGCTGCAATATCATTGCCTACAACAACTACTCTTTTTACTATTTGATGTGAATCAGAAGTGAAACCTGATGGGTCTACTTTTGATTCTAATTCTGCAAAATGTGCCATATTTATACTCCTTAAATTTTATATTTATAAATTAATCTTATGTTATTGTCAATGTACCAGATACAGTAAAAGTAGCTACTTTATAAGACCCTGCAGGACCCGGTAAAGTTGCAACACTATTTGTACATGGTGCAACTGCTAAAGTTGTTGTAGCTGGTGCTCTAACAACTACAATTCCTGAACCACCACTACCTCCATCTCTATTTGAAGGAGATGTAGAACCTCCACCACCTCCACCACCAGTGTTTGCTGTTCCTGGAGTTCCATTTCCACATGGAGTAGAACCTGCATTACCACCACCTCCAGCTCCACCTGTACCTTTTGGAGAAGAAGCACCAAAACCACCTCCTCCACCACCACCAGCTCTTGCTGTTGGTGTATTAGTAATATTTGATGTTGCTCCGTCTCCACCAGGTCCACCAACTCCTGG